TACACTATAGCGATTACTGAAGGTTGGGTATCTATAAGAGGAGAAATATACCAAGTACCTAGTACTCCTCAAAAAGCTCTACCCGCAGTACCATCATCAACTACATCTAGATTTGATGTAGTTATTGTACGTCTAAACACAACATCTAATACTGTTTCAATTATAATTTTATCTGGTACAGAAAGTAGCACTAACCCAACTTTTCCTAAAACATCAGATCGGTTAGCTACTCTAACTGGTTCCTATATAGAATCTACAACTGATGTTGTTTTAGCTACTGTATACCGAAATGCTTCCTCAGCTGTATCTAACGCTTGTATAGTAGATAAGCGTGTAAACGTTCCATCTAGCGTTAGTTTTAGAGGAAGCGAAATCCCCAATAACTCTATTGGAGGTAACGGTGATTTATATTATAAAAACGCAACAGCCCTCACAGGTTCTTCTGGTATCTACATCAAAAAAGATGGAGTATGGATAGAAATACTTTTACAGTCAGAATCAGGTGCTGCAACTCCTATTGGCTCAATTATTATGTGGCCAAGCAACTTAACTACACCAAATGGTTCTGGTCCTACGTTTTGGCTTGAATGTAATGGACAATACGTATCTAACGCATCATATAGTGCGTTAAAAGATTTATTGACTACATCGTATGGTCCGTATGTTGGCACAACTTTTAAACTACCTGATTTATCAAGTAAGTTTATTCAAGGGTCAGGAACTGCAGGAACTGCTGGTGGAGCAGGATCAGTAACACTAATCGGAGCAAATTTACCTCAACATGCACATTCTATTGGTGTTCATAGCCACTCTATTGGTGATCATACTCACTCTATAGAACACACACATTCTCAAAAAAACACAGCCGAAGATGGACAGCACGACCATACTGGTACAAAAAGCCAAGATGGCATAACTGGCACTGGTGGGTTTGTTTCTAGAGTTACCAATTATATTGCCGGTTCATTTAGCACTGTGTCTGGAAAAGTTAAAGCAACAACTGGGTTTGTAATACCATACTCAAACGGAAACGATGGCGTTGCTGATGGATTGTTCAACACTGATACCCAAGGGTCTTTAGGTGTACCAGTACAGGGAATGCAAGTACATTGGTCTTCACAAACTGCTAATTCTACAAAGCATTCACATGCTATGGTATTTGACCCATACATTGGTAATAGCCTAAAAAGTTCTGGTATTTCTGGAGAAAGTATTGGAGCAAATACTGGTAATGGTGCCGGAACTAGTACTGCTTTTAATATTATTCCTCCAAACATAACCATGCGTTGGTTTATACGCGTAATATGACGGAAAAACTTCCAAAACCAACGGGAACTCCTGACCAAATACGAATTAGGCGTATAACAAGTGTTGGAGCAATGCGCCCAGAACAACCAGCTATAAACCAACCTATACAAAAGACAGTGCCAGGTAACGACTCCGCTGATAGCCCTACTTGAGATAGACTGGATATATGGCAACACAGACAGATATTGAAATTATCGCAAGAACCTATCTCAGGGATTTTCCTAAGTTCTTTCAAACATCATTTGATGTTGTTGGCCGCACCTATGAGTTAGATCACATTAACATTGACTCTGAGTCTTTATGGGTGGCTGTTTATTCTTCTGGCTCAGGAGCGGCATCTGTATTGTCAGCTTCTCAATATATTATTGATGAACGTAATGGTATTTTACGACTAACTAGCACGTACTCTAGTAGCACTAAAGTTATGGTTGAAGGTTACTACTATGAGTGGGTTACTCCTACTGACCTGTCCTTTTACTCTAAAAGAGCATTAGACAAACACTTACATACCCTTAGTCTGTCTGTTGAACAGCTGTCAAACGTTGTTATTAACGCAATCGGTATTTCAGCTATTTGTGAATCGTTGTGGGCTTTGATGACTGAGTACAGCCGAGATATTGACGTAATAACTTCTGAGTCTGTGCATATCCCAGCCAGCCAACGTTTCCGCATGGTTCAATCATTACTTTCCCAATGGGAAGGTGAATACAGACGTCACGCTACATCACTTAATATTGGTTTTGACAGGCTAGAGGTAATGAATCTTCGTCGCACTTCTAGATCTACCAACCGACTTGTACCTATTTACAAGGCTAAAGAACTTGGAGATTACTCACCTTTGGAACGTCAATGGCCAGAAATTGATGAAGGTATTGTTAGCCCAGAAACTAAGGGAGACAGCCTACGTGAAGACGTGTACATAGACACTAACCCACCATCGGGTACTACTACGAATTCATTTTACTAATGAACCTTCATACTGAGCTTTCCTTAATTAACAAGCACTTTACTAAAAGGCATAAAGAAGCCGGTTCAGAGTATTTAGTTTGGTACGAGTTTGTACCTTTAGGAGCTAGCGCCAGTTCTACAAGCATATATGATGATGTGTATGATGAATCACCAGGTGGTGCTGGTGGTCGTAAATACAAACCAGGGGTAGTGTTACCAGCACTACTTGCTTCGGAAACTGAAGACCAAAGAAGGTCTATTCCTGAAGGACGATTAACTTTAGAAACAATGAACTTGTTTATTCCTGTTAATGCCATGCGCAATGCTGGTGTTGAAACAGTGTGGGAATACCGAAATCATCTTAATGACATATTTTTGTATGATGGTAGATTTTTCTCAGTCTTCGATTATGCAGTTAGAGGTCGTGTAAAAGGTGAAGTATTTGTGCTTGTACAAGGACAAGAACTCTATGTTGACCAGGAGTTTGTGAACGACAATAACTTCCCTGAACTGTCTTCTAATAACCTTCCATGGCCTGCATCATTACCTAAAATAGGCTAAAATTGTTCTAGCTACAACGTGCGTTGTAGCATTCAACGCCTAGAACTGTAAGGGGTCCCAATGCCTGGGAAAACTGCATCGACATCTGCTTACAGCTCTAAACTTAAACCCAGCACCCCTCATGCAGTGCACCACTTGATTGTTAGTTTAAATAAAGTTGAAAAAGCAATAAAAGTTGCAGTTAGGGCGTACCAAACAAAAGTGCGTAAAGAGGCTAAAAAGTCTTGGGGAGATGTTGCAAAAACTATAAATATAACGTTTGATTATAAAACTATGCTTGTTAACATATATTCAAACCATCCTGATGCGGACATGTTAGAACATGGGTCTTTAGAGTCACCACCAAAACCCATTATACGAATGGCAGCAATAGAAGCTCAAAAAGACCTTATTCCGTTAATTAAAGAGCAGTTTATAAAAATAGGTCTTAAATAATGACTAATAAGGGATTCCTTCTTGCAGAAGATGCTGCTGTAAAAACCAAATTTAGCAATCTAACTGTCTCTGATGATCGTAACCAGGAGAGACAAGTACAGGTATTTTTTAGGTATCCAGAAGGTGAAACCGAAAAAGCTTACCCGTTTATAACCATAGAAATGATTGGAATGTCTCATGACACTAGGAGACAACTTTCAGAAACAACTTATTATTACAGTAATTCCGCCACAGCATCTAATAGCCCTGCGTATGTTAATTACTATCCCTCAGAATTAAAAGCTAGTGAATTGGCTGCTATGGTTACAAACAACACGGTTCTTAGGGTTCATTCCTTTATTCCGGTTACTTTAGTGTACCAAGTAACTACCTATACTAGGACTGCCCTACATGATCGACAGTTATCTAGTAAAATATTAAGACGAGTGGTACCATTTAGACAAGGATTTATTGAAATCCCAGAAGATGGTACAATTCGAAGATTTGATCTTATGTCATGGAATCCCTCGGATCTCCTTGACAGAGAAGCAGGATATCGCAAACGTATTTTTAGAAAAGTGTTTACAATACAAATGAATGCTGAAATAGCTGACACGGATCTTACTGTGTTCAAGAAAGTTGCTTCAGTTACAGGCTCTTTATCTGTAAACAACACTGATAGTTTTCCGTCAATAACCAACATTTTAGAGGAGTTTTAAATGCCCACTTACCAAAACCCTGGTGTGTACGTAACAGAATCAGCTTTTGTCTCAAAGCCAAAGCAATCTAATGCGGCACGTTCAAGCGCTGCTTTTTTTGGAGAAGCCGCACGAGGACCTTCTAACGCTACTTTAATTAGCTCTTGGTCTGAGTATCGCACACTTTATGGAGAGTTAAGCCAAGACTATGATCTTGGATTTGCCGTTTATCATTACTTTTCAAATGGTGGTAAAGATGCATACATTACAAGAGTCACTTCTTCTTCATCTAGTGCTGCAACTGTAACTGCAACTTATAGCCCTAACATTGGTGGTAGTGGTAGTGCTACTGCTACGTTATTTACAGCTTCTTCAATGAGCAAAGGAACTTGGGGTAATGGTCTTACTTTAGATTTTAGTGTTGGAAATACCACAGCTACTTCTACGGTAATGCCATCCTTTAACCTAACGGTTAAACTTGATGGTACTGAAGTTGAACGTTGGAATGATCTTTCTTCAAGTTCTGCAGACA